TTAGGCGCAGGAAGAATAGTTGCCGGGTAAGTAGCTGGCTCAAGCAATATCGCCAAAGCCATTTCAACGTCAAAGCCAGCCCTGCGTAGTGATTTGTAGTACTCGTTTAAGCCAATGCAGTATTGATCTAATATTGAATATGCTTCTAGGTCGATGACCTTTTTGCGAGCCATGGGATAAGTGTTACTTACGCAACATCTCGATAATAGTATCGACACGCGCTTCTAGTCGATTAACTTGATCTTTGATTGATGATCCGCTATTGGGCTTCAACTCCGCCAAATAGTGTTTGATCATAAACTGAAGCATTGCAGTGACACCACCCAGAACCGTCACGATCGCTACCGCAAGTGCAGCATAATCCTGCGGACTCATTAGATAACCGTAGTAAAGACATAAAGGGTCGCTGTACCTGTATTAGTTACAGCCCAGACTTCATTGCCTTCTGGAATGATCGTGCTGTACTTATCATTGTTATCAAGGCGGAATCCAGTCGATGAAGTAACTGCGTTGTCTCCACCAAAGTAGATAGTTCCGCCAGCATGAACCCAGATATTTTGGCTGGATTCAGTAACGCGTCCCACTAGCTGCGGAGTTGTTGTTATGGTCATTTGCTTACTTGCGGACATAAGTTACTTCTTAGGGGTTGCGTAGCCAAAGATACCGGCAACGATCGATCCAAGGATTGCGCGGTAATCTAATGAGAAATTTGAGGTTGTACCCCAGACGGCTAAGAATGCTCCGACTGAGATAACTGCTGGGTGCTTCATATTCATTCTGTCTCCTGATCTGGATGGTCAATTACTTCGATGATGTTGTTATTTGGCTTTGTCTCGTCATAGCCACCTAATCCAAAAATTACTTCTCTCATTACGCCACCCTTACTGAAAATCGATATGCGGTTTGACCGTCGACTAGAGTTCCAGCAGTAGCAAAAGCACCAGTAACTCCAGTTTGTCCAAAACTGTTGAGTGCATTGCCACCAGCAGCTACTTTAGGAAATAAAGCATTTGGAACGTTTACGCTGGCAGGAGTTCCATAAAATGAATTTATTGTTGCAGCCGTTTGCGTATTAAAAGCCATCCAATACCAACCAGCCGTTACAGCTTGTGAAATTGTTACAGTATAAAGAGTAGAAGCAGCAGTCGCTGAAACAGTACCACCATCAACTAATACAGTATTTGGAACTCCACCATTGTCGTTATAAATACCAAGTCTTACGGATGCAGTTCCAGAAAAAGTCGAAGTAGTAAAGATTTGCAATCTATCCAAAGTAACTGCATTTGGAATATACATAGGCATATAATAAGTCGTGTTTGCTGTTGCAGTTTGGGACGATACATAGTTAGCATTTACATAATAAGAACCTGAACGAAATGGCAAAAATTGAAACTTGGCTGCGCCTGTATCGTAAGCAGTTTTTACCGCGTTAGGCGTTGCCGCTGTTGTTGTTGATGTTGAGGCTATTGAGTCAGTTAGTTGTAATACTCCAGCAGCAGAAGTTGATCCTGCTGATACCGCCAAAGTTCTGTTAGCCGATAGATCGCCGCCGCCTGTTAGTGGAGCAGTTGTAGAGATTGTTCGAGTAGTTTGAACTGATGCTACAGCTGCATCGTAAGCTGCTTTAGTAGCCGTTGGCGTTGAAGCCAAGATCGATGAAGTAGTTGAAGTCGAGTCAGATAGTTGGACTATTCCACTTGCAGAGGTGCTGGCAGCTGAGATTGAAAGATCGGCAGCTGAAGAAGTACCAGCATTAGTAAGCGGAGCATTGACTGTTACTACGCCAGATGAACCCTGAGCGCCAGTTGCACCCGTTGCGCCGTTAGTTCCGTTAGTACCCGCTGGACCTTGAACGCCAACGGAAGATACAACTACCTGATTGACGTCCTCAGTAACAGTGATCTGTTGGACTGTAGGTTGTATAACAATTAGATCGCTCATCGAGTTATCTGTGAACTAACACTAGCAACTCCTTGGATCAAGCGAGTTACTACTCCAGCAGGTGAAGTGATTTCGAGGTCATAGTCATACTTGGCTGAGTCATCAAGTGCGCCAGTTTGGGCCGCTGTAGCATGAATAGCCAGATTACCAGTAGCACCAGTAATGGTTATGCCAGATGCCTGAGTAAGACTGATAGCAGCTGTTGCGCTAGTAGTAGTCAAGCGAAACTGCATTGCTGCTGTGTAGCCAGTCAGGTTGATCGCAGTTCCAGCAGAGTCTTTATAGACAATATTTAGATACCAGTCAGCACCTTGGTCGATTACGAATGAATAGTTTTCAGCCATTATTTGCTCCTAGTAGTGGGATATTAAAGAACGAACCATCTTCATCACCTTTGCTAGTGAAAGATATGTGGCAATGATGATCGTGCTTATTGATGCCTGAATAAGGCTTCCAACGCCATAACGATTTAGCGCTGGCAATTTGACCTGCGAAGATAATGTATTTAATTCGTTTATCCGACTTTGCCAAGGTACGAAGCTGATCAGCAATATCGGGCATGAGATCGGGCTTTGTTTTACCAGACACATCTCGATCCACATCGATGGCATGGACAATTCCAGTTTTTGGATCAGCAATGTGGTCGCTAGTACCTGCTGCAAGATGGCGGGCATCTGCAATCCAGCCATCGGAAGTACGATCTCGATCCGGGAAGGAATTATCGAATTGCTCACGAAGTTGAACTCCAGCTTTGCATAATTTAGGCTTCATTTAATAACTTCTTAGCTTCCAGTTCACAACCTTGGCAGTTCCATGTGAACTTATCGTTTAAGAATAACTCTTTATGACCACACTCAGGGCGTGGCGCAATGAAAGCATCTGCATCAGCATCGTATTGAAAACCAATTCCTGCGTAGTTATAGCGGATTTTTCCGTTGTACGAAGTCCGCTTGCAGACTTGACCTCGATAGTTGCCATACCAAGTCTCAGGGTCTAATCCTTCAATTAATTCGGTCTCATCTTTACCAACAATGACCTCAGTTACAAGTGAGTCAGTATTTAAGAACGCATAATGAGCCATTAGACAGTCACCGTTCCTGTTCCTGCTGTGAATGAATAAATACGATAACCGCCAGAAGTTGTAGTGCTATAAGTTAATCCGCCGCCTATTGAAGTCAATGCGTTCAAACTATCTGGGTATCTAATAATTACAATTCCTGAACCGCCATTGCCGCCGTTAATACCACCGCCGCCACCGCCACCAAGATTTGTCGTTCCTGCAACTGCTCCTGTGCTATCTCCGCCTCGACCACCACCGCCTGTACCGCCTGTACCGAATTGACCACTTGTGTCTGATCGACCACCACCGCCGCCAGCGTAAGTTACCGATGATCCTGAATAAGAATTTGCTGTGCCAGTCGCACCATTGCCGCCGTTAGGCGCAACTGCAGTAGTACCAACTGCACCTGCACCACCACCACCACCACCATAAGATGAAACACCACCGCCACCATTGTTACCTTGTGATGGAGAAGTTGAAGGAGAATTGCCAGAACCGCCGGCGTAAGTAGCGTCCGAGCCACCGCCGCCGCCCGAACCACCAGAACCCCCGACCGCGCTGCGTGAGCCAAAGCCACCGCCAGCAGAAGTTATCGTGTCAAATACTGAACTTGATCCTTGTGTTCCCTGTAAAACTGTACCGCCAGTACCGCCGCCGCCAATAGTTACTGTAAATGATGCTGGCAGCGTATAAGTAGCGGCAGTTCTGAAGCCACCACCACCACCGCCGCCGCCAGCCCAGCCGCCGCCGCCGCCACCAGCAACAACTAAGTAATCGGCTGTAGTAGGTGTGAGTAAAGCCTTAGGGGCTAAAATTGCTGCAATTACATTAGCGATCATTATGCTATTGCACCAACAACATACCAAGTATCGGTAGCAGTTTTAATACAAGCTGCTGATTTATATTGAGCAAGTGTTGGAGCAGCTGCGGTCGCACCGGCCGAAAGGATTGTGGTTGTGCCTGATGAAACGGCTGAGATGGTGCAAAGACCAGCGCCGATATTGAGAACGGTTATAACCGTACCGACAGGGTGAGCCACAGAAGCATTCGTCGGGATCTTGATTGCGTTCGCTGAAGCGTTGGACTGGGTGATTAGCATTTGATAGGAGTCTGCTAATACTGTCGTATAAGTTGTGCCTGTCTGAGCGTTTAAACTGTAAGCCACGAGGCCATTAAAAGCGCTGGCAGAAAGCACATCGCCTGTAGCTGCTGGGAATCCTGTTGCCATTATTTATCTCCTAATATGCCATCGTTGATACGCCGATTATACCTGAAACTGACGATCCTATGATGAAACCATCGACGATGGGTTCTAGAGTCGTAACGGTTACAATCATCTTGTTAGGGGTTATATCCCACGCTAGACCTTGGCATTGAAGGGTCTTAGCAATAGTTGATCCATCTGGTTGGATATTAGTTATAGCCAGATTGGAAAAGTAATCGAGTCCGAGCATGGTTGCAGTTGGAACTGCTGGATCTTGCAAATCGACAGTCATGGCATCGATGCGGATAGTTGTTTCTTGACGAGTTGCCACATAGACGCGAGCGATATTAAGTGCATCTGTATCTGTCTGGCAGACCAGATTGCTTTGATTGCTTGCATGAGGAAAATATTTAGCAATCGAAGTAGCGTTTTCAGCAAGTTGCGCTGTACCGCCTACGTTGGTCATGGTCGATGAATTAACGATCAATTTATCATCGAAAGCAAAAACTAGGTTGCGATAAGGAATGCCGCCAGTTTGATTGAAAGCGATAGGAGTCTGGCCATAGGCGCTGATCACATTAGGGCGTGACTTAAAGATTGCTGTTCCATCGGCTCTGATATAGAACGCACCTTGCTCAGAGAACTCAGCGTTCTTAAGCGCATCGAGGGAAGTACGAGCTGTTGCAGGATCAGCCACGCAGGTAGTTGCGCCAGTATCGAGGGCGCGCATTGAGTTAGGCCATTGAACCGAGTCGAGGATCTTGCCTATGCGTGTGCCGGTATCTTGTCCTGCTGGGGTCGTTGCCACCGTAGTCACATTAGCCAACTGCATCAGACGAAAAGCATCTGAACATTCAATATCAACGTAACCAGTATCTTGATTAGTTGGATAAGTGTAATTGTAAGTTGTCGTATAACCAGAAAATAAGAAATAGCCAACGCCGTTGTAGGTGGCGGATACACGCAGCTTGCGAAGCGGTGTTAAATAACCATAATACGGAGAATTAACGTTCTGCGGGTTAAAGTAAGAATTAGGGTCTAAGACTCGAACGGTGCAAGTGCCAGCCTCATAGGTATCACGCATGATATTACGACCCCGCTTGATGCTGATCTGATAAACGCTATCGGTAAGATCGACGATCGGTTCTGGAACGCTCGATGAAGCAAGTTGCCCTGTACCTAAGATTCCGTATTTAGTATCGCCAATAGTAAAAGGGTAACCAAAGGTAGCGCCCGAGGAGAAGTCGAACGAGACGGATATCTGGGCTGGAAGCGTCACCCTGCGAACGATCCTTTGAGTCTGCCAATAGCAGAAGCAGAACCTGATAGTGAGCGGTTAAGCAGACCATCTCTGACCAATTCAACAAGGTCACCTTCTGAGACTACCGATCCAGCCACATAAACGTTCACATCGCCAGTAGCGGATACACCCGCAGCAGCAGGTGATGGCATTGATCCGTAACCGCTAAGAATTGTGTCTATCGCTGCACCATTGTAATTTGGCGTTGTAACACCATAATTAGCGCTGGCAATTTGTTGTGCGAGTATCGCAGCTTGCTTAAGTGTTTCAATCCAACCTAAGAATGGGTTAGAAGCGTTAGGAAGTCCTGAGTAATAAGCGACTAAACTTGCGGTCAACCCCTGAGCCTTGGCGACTTCAGCGGCTAATTTAGAAGCTTCAGCGGTATTGCCCTGAAGGATAGCCAGTTGCAGTTCTGCTCGAGTGCGATCTTCTTCTGATAACTTGCCCTTAAGAGCTGCTACTAACTGGATTTGATCAAGTTCGAATAAACCATTAGCCTTTTGAAGTGCTGTTAACCCGGCAACGGCTTTCGTGTTCTTAGCTGTAAGCGCTGCCTGTTCTTTGGCTCGCTTGGCAGCGGCTTTTTCGATTGCAGCCTTTTTAAGTTCTGCCGCGATCGATGGTGTTATGCCAGATGGTGTCTTGCCTCTGTTGGCTTCTGCCTGACCAATAGCAGCAAAACCTTTAAGATCACCAGACAATAAAGCCTTAGCCTGAGCAACTCCAACGCCAAAGCGACGGATAAAAGTTTCTAACGAAGTTGATGCTTTATCTATAAAACCGATTGTGCCTTGAAGTCCGTTAGGGCCACCCAAAGCGGCAAGTGCTTCAACTAATCCTTTACCGATTGCTTCTTTCGCGTTATTAGACGCAATGGCTAAACGGCTTAAAGAACCTGAATAAGTATCAGCTGCTAACGCTGCTTGACCTGTAAAGGTGCTGTCGATCTTCTTCTGGAGATCGAGGAAAGACATGGCTTTTAACTGTGCTTGAGATAGCCCTAAGCCGTACTTGGCTAGACCTCTGGTCTGCCCTACGAATGCCTTGCTCAAGTCCTCAGAGACCGATACGACGTCAACGCCAGTAGCGGCTGAAAGGTTAAGGGCAGTTACAAGAATGCTTTGCGCTTGGGCTACTGAGCCAGTAGTGGTCAATAGGCGCTGGAATGCCGGGCGAAGTTGATCATCGAGGACGGCGTAAGTCTTTTCTAGATCGCCAATAAAGTTCTTGACTTGAATGCTTGAGAATGAAAGACCTAAGTTATCTAAAGACTTTGTAAGTATTCGAGCAGCTTTATCGTCAGCTGCAAAGGCTTTAACTGATGCAACTCCAAAGTTGGCTATTGCCTTTGTTCCGTAAGCAATACCTAAAGTGCCAGCAAGGCTTTTAACTGACTTGTTAAGTTTGCTTAAAGCGGTCTCGGCAACCTTGAAGCCTCTAGTATCGGCCTTCGAACTAATATCAATATTGACGTTTGCTTGCTGAGCCATTATGCCGCCTTACTAAAACTAGAATATTGTGCGCGAGCGTAGAACTCGGTAGTTGCTTCATCGATGGCGCGTAGTGCTATACCCATCGGATCTGACTTAGTTGAGTCACGCCATGCGCGATAGATCAAGCGGCCGCGGCCTTGCAGACTTGATACGAGTGGACTCAAGTTCGCAATGAACTGGCGACCAGCGTATCGATTACTAGAACGGCTTACGCTCTTACTTGCCCCGCCGGCATACGGCCCAACCCATGGTTGACCGTCTGGGTTCTTGCGTCCAGAAGTTTCATAGATTGCACCAACGGCAGACTTGTTAAAGATTCTGGCCATCGAAGAAAAGCCGTTCTTGTTTATCCTGCTAGGGCTTGCAGAGTAACCAATGCCTCGAGCGACTGTATTGCTGCTCCAAGTAGGAAAGTGACCTTCTGAGAAGCTGCGAGCAGCCCAACCGCTCATAGGCGATTGAGATGGAACATAACTCTTAGCCAAGCGCGCTACGGGTAGCAACGCTTTTCTTAACTCTGCTTTTAAGTTCTTCTCAAGGTCTGGAGTGAATTGACGCATGGCTTTACGGAGATCAGCGTTTCCGCGTATTTCTACGGCTGGCATCTTTGATCTCCTTTGCTCGATCGTTAAGAACGAGAACCATTGCCTTGAGCATTCTCGAATCTAATTCAATTA